AGAGGCATTAGCTGCAATACTAGTTTTATTGACTACGGTAAGAGCTGATACAGCAGCAATACGTGTATCTGTAGGGAGTTCAGCAATGGTAGCTGATAAAACTTCAATCCTATTTTCTAGTGTAGCAGATAGAGCTACAATTGCTGAAGCATTAGCTGTAATGCTAGTAACAACGGTAGCTGACAAAGCTGCAATTCTACTTTCTAGTGTAGCAGAAAGAGCTACCACAGCAGAAGCATTAGCAGTAATACTTGTTTTGTTAGTAGCAGTAAGCACAGATACCGCAGCTATACGAGTTTCTAATGTAGCAGATAAAGCTACTACTGCGGAAGCATTGGCTGTTATACTAGTTTTATTTACTGCAGTAAGAGCTGACACAGAAGCTATGCGAGTTTCTAATGTAGCAGACAGAGCTACTACAGCAGAGGTGTTAGCTGTAATGCTACTTTTATTAATAGCAGTAAGAGTTGATACAGAAGCTATACGTGTTTCTAGTGTAGCAGATAAAGCCACAACTGCTGAAGCATTGGCTGTAATGCTAGTTTTATTAATAGCAGTTAGTGCTGACACTGATGCAATTCTAGTTTCTAGTGTAGCAGATAAAGCTACTACTGCGGAAGCATTAGCACTAATACTAGTTTGATTAATTGCAATAAGAGAAGTATTAGCTACAATGTTAGTTTGGTTAACTACGGTAAGAGCTGAGACAGCTTCAATTCTAGTTTCTAATGGAACACCACTAACAGTTAAATTATTTCCGTTACCATAGTAAGCAGTTGCAGTTACATTATTAGTAACCGTTAGATTACCAGTACGTAAACTACTTACACTTACATCTTGAAATGTTAGTGTCTCAGCAGTAAGGGTATCAGTTGTAATATTAGTAACAGAAACAGTAGAGCCTCTGATAGTGGTTGCACTTATTAGTGCTGTCTCAATAGAACCAACAGTAAAGGCATTACCAATATTAAGACTACCAGCAATGCTAACATTACCAGTAAAGGCTGCCGAAGTTTCTGATATTTTTAATGAGGAGTTGTTTCCTGAGCCATCCTGAATAGCACGTAGTGTACCGTCTAATCCTTCGTTAGTGGCACTTGAGGCTATCTGTAAAAGATCCTTATATGTGTTAGCAATTAACTTGCCTGTTAAGTCACCCATTTAAACAGTACTCCATTTCTTATCTACAAGTTCCCACTGATATATAGTAGTGTAAACTTCTGTTGCATCTTCCCACTTAATGTTCCTATCAATATTAGGATCAGGTCGTGCATTCATTAAGTATTGACTATTATCTCTAAGGTTAGGAGTTTTGTTCTGTGCATGATTTACTCTATCATATGACCCATCCCAATCATTAGGACAGACCCACAAATCAAAACTGTTCTTACGTAATAAAGTACGTCTATATGCAAAACCACATATGTCACACTCTGCTCTTACGTGTTTACCTCTAGCCATCTAAATCCCTATAACGGTGGTAGCCAAGAAGACACAGGTACTGCAGATACAAGTATAGGTCTTAGTGGTCTAGCATCTTGAATATTCTCGTCGTCTGAAACATTAGCAATTCTATTCTGTGGGTGGTTAACTAAATCAAAGTTTGCCTCAAAGTCCATAGGGCATACCATCATTCCGTAGCTGTTCATTTTTAATTCACGAAGCCTGTAACGGAAACCACAAATATCACAAAGTCCTAATGCTCTATTTGCCATTACACATAGTTCAATCTAGGACGTATTAACAAGTTAGCACGTTCTTTATCTTCTTCCTGAGCACGTAGCAGTCGTTCCTCATACTCTTGTTTAATCATTTGGATACGTCCTGCCTCTACTCCAGGTCGTTTCATTGACATGAAGTATGCAGTACCAGCAGTTAAACAAGGAAGGAAACGACGGGAGATGTCTGCTGTCTGGGCAGACCTTGTCACGTCTTGGAAGTATTTAACAGTTTCAAAGGTAATTGAATCTGTGCTGTTCTCAGGGATAGGCCACAGATACACAACAGATTGGTCACGTTCACGACGTACAGCATACTGAGTAGGACGACCTGTCTGCCCCTTACGAGGAACCTTTAGATATTCCTCCATACTAATTCGTTGTAGTTGTAGATCAATACCATTACGTTTAACTACAGCTTCTAATACATCAATGTTCTCAGAACCCAATGTATAACTAGTAACACTAGTAGTTACGGTAACAGCAGTAGTAGAAATAGTCCATAGCTGAATGCCACGGTTTTGCCAGTCCTGTAGTAATAAGTTAATTGATCGACGGGCTGACTTACCCTCTTCACCTAGTGTGGCTTCACCACCGATCATCTCCATAGCTTCTTGAATAATTTCATCAATGTCCATGGAGAAGTTATATGTTCCAGATGTAGCCATAATTTAATTCCTTTAAAATATTATCTTGTATTTTTTCTTACGAGGCTTTAACCAAAAGTATACGTCAATCACGGCCTACGTGCCCTTTTCTTTCGGGAAGCAAGTGTAGCTCTTTGACTAGAACCTCTTGGATTATCGTAGCCAATTAACTTATTACGTTTAATAGATCCCCTACCTTTCATGCCTGGTTTGCTAACCTGCTTCCCAACTGATGCTCTACTTACCATTATTGTATGCTCACTATTCCAAATATCGAAGCTATAATTAAACCTACAACTGAAACAGCAATGACACCTATTAGCATTGCCTGTTGTACTTCTTCAGCTTTTATCTTAGCTAATCGTCTACGTTCTGCTTCTGCTTCCTTTTCTTCCTGTAATCTTCTAGCACGTTCGTTAAGTATCTCTTGCCATGTACTAGAACCAAATCGAAGGTTAACAAGGTTTCGTATTTCAGCCATTTGTTCTGCAGCTAGTTTAGCATCTATAACTGAATTAGCTGCTGACTTATGTTGGGACATGACACTTCCACTAGAAAATCTGTCCTTCTGTACTTGCTGCTCCCCATTTAGTAGGCCATCTATTGCCCCTGAAATTTCTCCTATGTCTTTAACTGTCTCGATGTGTGTCTTAATAAACTCAACAGATTGTTTAACCAGTGCTATCCCTGCTAATGCAGTAGATATTGGTTCCATAAGTTATGTTCCTCTCTCTATTATAACTCATTATTTCTTTTTACCCAACCCAAACTTTTGCTTTTGAGACTTAGGTGGAGCCTTCTTACTTCCACCTGAACCTGCCCAAAATACTTTATCTGCCCAGTATGCAGCAGATGTCTTACCTTTGGCTATATTCTTACCATGTCTTGCCTTAAAACTTTTACGTGCTTCAGGACTATAGTTGTGCCCCATACTTTGAGCACCAAATCTAATAACCTTTACCTTCTCTCCATCCTTAACGGCTACAACAGCTTTCTTAGTTGGATGATTAGGTGTACGTTTAGGCGTATTTAGACTTGTTAGTCCTACTTTTTTTAGTCGGTTTTTTTGTGCTTCTGTTAGAGACACTTGTAACTCCTTTATCTCTGTATGGTTTAACTTTCTTAGCTATAGATTTAGGTTGCTTAACAAACTGTTTTCCTTGTTTAGTTCCTTTTCTTTTTGCTGCCGTAGTAGCTGCATATTCTGACGGGGTGAGTGCCTCAATAGCTTTTTTTGGTAAGTACCTTTCCCCTGTTTCCGATGACTTCTTGCCACTCTTAGTTTTCCATTTCTGCTTTGTCCAGGCTTTTAGAGACTTCTGAGACTTTGCTAATGTCATTACGTATAGCCTCCACCTTTTTTCTTGTATTCCGATGCAAGTAGTTGTGCCTTTCTTGCAGACCACTGACCTGCTGAACCACCTTTTGTTCCTGCTTTAATTTTATTAAAGAGGTTCTTCCGCATGGTGGGCTTCGTGTAATTCCCAGCCTCATTTACTTTACTTCCTTTTTGTTTATAAACAATCTTACCACCACCAGCTAGGGAAACTCCCTTGCCTAGTTTATTAAAGTCAGCCTTAGTAATCTTATCACGTGGTTCCGCAACACGTGCTAACTTCTTTTGTTTAGGAGAGTATTTACCAAAAGGCATATTACATTTTTCCCTTTACAGTACCACCTTCTTTATAACGTAGTACAATGTTATTAGGGCCAGTGTCAACTTCTTTTTTAACTTGACGAGCCTTACCAAAACCTTTAACTTGACGACCTACCTTGCCACCTTCCATAAGAGCTTTAGTGCCTAGCCTACCACCAGCTTTTTTTCTAGTGTTAGGAGGAAGACTATCTAAATACTCTTTAGCCTTTTTCATTCGTTCTTTTTTTTCAGCAGCTTCTATCTTAGAGTTTCTTTGTGCAATTTCTTCTACAGTAAGAGGATATAATCTTTTATCTCTTTTTTCAAAGGCTTTATCAAATAACTCCTTATCACGTTTAGATGGCATATTATCTACCTCCCAGTGCTTTACCGTAACCACTGGTAGCACAGCCCACACCTTTAGGCTTACTACTTTTAGGCTTACTACTTTTAGACTTACTTCCCACTGAACTACCTTCTGCAAGTGGTTTTGCCTTTCTTGTAGACATTGATTTTTTCTTAACCATTCCACTATAAAAGCTGTCTATTTTTTTCTTAACCATTTCACTTGGTTCGTTTTTAGACTTACTTCCCGTTGAACCACCTTCTTTTTTCTTAACCATTTTGCCACCGTACATTTTAGATGTAGACTTAGCTTTACGTGCAGCTTCTTCTTCTTTGGTACGTGTGTGATAAGGCTCACCTTTAAACATAAATTGTTTCTTACCAGCTTTACGTGCTGCAGCAAAAGCTTTACCAAATTCTGACATACCTTTTTTACTAGTTGTATCTTTAGTTTTAGGAAAAGCAACACCTTCCTTACCACGTCCAGATGCTTTCATAACATCGGTAGGGCTTTGTTTTTTTGTTACTGCATTTAGTCCTGTAGGTTTCTTTGGAGGTCCAAGAGGTTTGTCAGCCATTTTACGAGGG